GAGGGGGCCGGTGGGGGGTTAGTCGAGAGCAATTACAACGTCGTCGGGTTCAAAGATATAGGTGCAACTGTCGCCGAAAAACTTGACGACAACACAACCGAAATCAACAAAGCGACCATCTGCGCTAAGGTGAGATTGATACCGAGGAACGACGACGAAGCCAGCGCGGCCAGCGTGTTCGGAGCGGTTGACGGTCACTTCGTCAAACTTTTTGAGGTCGTAGCGAGCTTTAATCATGTTCTAAGTCCTCTTGTGTGTCGGGGGTTGTTGGGTTTGCCTCTCACCCTTAAGAACGAGAGGGGTTCTAAACGCGGACATAGGTCAGGAAGTGGGCGCTCTCCACTGGCTCTTGTGATGAGGCCAACCGTTATTGTGCAGGAAGCCATGCCAGTGGGCCTCCAGTCGTTTAGGGTCGGTGCTGTCGAAGTCGAGGGTGTGAACCCCTGACGGGCCGGTCATGCAATACCTCCGGTCGCCGGTTGTCCCGCATCGAGTGATGGTGAGACGACAGGGCCCGACTTGCACCAAGCCTTGAGATTGGAGGTGGCGGGCGTATCGCGACAGGTCCATGATGGCCTGCCGTGCTCCAAGGTTACGCAAGGGGCACACTGAGTCCAGCACCATCAAGTCCAAGTCGTCAATGTCCAGACCCTTGCGGTCTATCCAGTACGCGGTGGTGTCCGTTCCAGTGCGGCGGAAGTAGAACGTCACAAGGTTCTCCTCCAGGCCGAACCGGATTTCATCCATGGGTCGGCCCGAGCGGGCCGGGAAGGTGAAGCGTAGGGTGTCGATGTCTCTCATGATTGCTCCAAGGTGAGGGTTCAGTAGCCAGCGGCTACAGCGTTGGCGTCGTAGTACTCGTGGCTGTCCTCGGTCCATGCGGGCCAGCCGGTTTGTTCTTCCCAGGTGGTCACACACTCGTGGGCAGTGGTGCCGTCGTGGTCAGTGAATGCTTCCCACCGTTCACCAGTCGGGCGGCTCACTGTAGCCGAGCGGAGCCTGTCCACAGGGCAGAACTGGACGAACTGGCTGGACATGTAGCCATCGCAGTCGCGTCCCTCATTGAAGTGGGTGCGGGTCACCGTGTGCCCGTCGTATTCCCACTGGATGATAGTGCGGTCCCACCCCTCATCGGTGGGCTCGTGTCGGTGGTGGCGCAAGGTCTGTCCGGGCTTCAGTTCGATGACGGCATCGCCACCGTTCACGCTGTCCTTGAATCGGGCAATCACATCTCACCTCCTGGGATGAACACTCGGACGTTGACGCGCTGGCCATCCATGCCAGGGTGGCAGCGATGG